CTATCAAAAGCATCTCCATAGGTTTTACTTAAATCCATTAGACCTGCATCTCCTAATAAGTTCTTTATTTTAATTCTATCTGTAGGAGATAAAGACCTAAATTGATTAGCTATGTCTCTTTGAAAGTATACATTTCTAAATGCTTCTCCTGAACCAAAAATATCTCTTCTCTGTTTTTGGTATTCATCTGATGTTAAAAATTCTTCTGCAGGTATAGTTTCTACAACTTGTGCACCATCTAATAACTTTGGTGTTCCATCTTCATTAAATTTTGGTATTTCATATTCTTTTAAAAATCCTGTACCAAGTGGTTTATTAGGGTCAGATATTTGTTGTTGTAATAAATTAAAATAAAATGTTTCTAAATCAGTAGTATCTCCACCACCTCCACTATCATCTCCTCCTGAAATAATACCACTAGGTCCTGTTAAATCTTTTATATTTGTGTCAGGCATTAAAAAATTCATTAGTCTTCTACTCCAAATCCAAATCTATCTATTTCGTTTATAAGTATTTCATCAAATACTACCATAAATAATGGGTATTTATCTATGATTTGATACGCTCTTGTATATAAATCTAATCTTATTTCGTTAGCTCCTACATCTTTACTGCTGATTATATAATTTAATGCACTTCTATCATCAGGATAAGGACCTGCTTTTTTCGCTGCATTAATAGCAGCTTGTCTATAACTAAAGTATTCTTGTAAATAAGGAGTCAATTCAAAATCTTGAAAACGCTCATCTTGTGATGCTCTTAATAGATAATCTATCATTATCTCATTAGGTGTTCTTTCTGCTGTTTGACCACCTAATACACTATTGTATGCTTCTGATTTACCATAAGCTGCAGGAAACATATCTGATAATACAGAATCTACCTTTGCATTTTCTGCTTTTATTGTATCAGGATTTGCTCTACCTGTAGCTTCAAGTACTGTTACTCTATCATCTTTAATTGCTCTTCCAATAATAGATGCTAAATAAGTTTGAGTATCTAATAAAAATTGTTCTCCTGTTTTTGGTGTAACTAACCCTAATCCTTTAATAGCTTCAAAACCACTATAATCAATTACTCCTTCATCTAAGTTACTAGAAAAATATACAAGTACTGGTCCAAACTCTGGCATTAAATCTGCATTCTCTGTAACGAAATCATATTCTTTTGTTGTTCTTGCAACCCTACCTGCTTGTGATATAGTCTTACCTTTAATTTGCATACCTGCAGATGTAAATTGAGTTTGTAAATCATACTTATCTAAACCAAGTAATCTAACTACTTCTACTAATGCGTAGTATTCTCCTTGTTGTGGACCTAATATTGTTACCCATTGTTTTCTCATGTCTTGATAAAAACCATGAATAACAGATAGTTCTACCATACTATTAAAAACTATACCTGTATCTTGTCCTTCTGTTCCATACCATTCTTCAAAGTTAGCTTGATTACCTTCTATTTGATACAAGATATTTAACTTAGGTGCAAATGGACTCCAGAATCTATCTATTGACTGTAACATAAATATGTTATCTCTTACTAACGCACCTATCTCTTGTATCTTTTCTAAATCTCCTGCATATTCAGGATGTAATTGTCCTGCTATTTGCAATCCTCTTGTTGTAGCAAATATATACATATCTTCATCTGTACCTGTAGTACTACCTATTTCATCTGCTACCATATTTAATACTTTTTGCATTGGTGTAGGTACAGCATTTTGTATAAAGAATTGGTCAGGCTCATCTATAATTGATTGCAATGGATAACCACCTAATAATGTTTTTTCAATTAATCTTTTAGCAGGTAATTTGTCTTTAAATATTACACCTAATGGTATTGTAAAACCTAAACCTAATGATGGTAAATATCCTCCACCACCAACACCTAATGCTCCTAGAGGAAAAGACCTCTTAATATAAACTCTTGATTCTTCTACTGAAGCATCTTCAGTAAAGATACCTTTACCATCTGCTTTGCTTAATACTTCTAATGGTGTTCCTTCAGTAGGTATAAAGACTTGATAATCTCCAAATCTATCTTTAACTATTATTTTATTCTCTAAACCTTTTCTTACACCTGTTGCTATTTGATATGCTGCTTTTGGATTGTTAGCTGATAGCAATGCGTATCTACCATAGTATTCACGCCATGCTTCAAAGAATGCAAAAAATGTTCTATATGCTTGTGCAAAATAACCTCTTTCAGTTATGTTGTATAAAAGGTTAGTCATGCCCTCCATAGCATATTCTATACCTCTTTGATGTATATCTTCAAAACTCATATTTCTTCTAATGTTTGCTCTTACATCATTCATATCTAATACTTGTGTGTAACTCCACTCATTTAGATTTTGCATAATAGGGTTTTTAGATGGATTAAATATTTCTAATGACTTTTCTTTTCTATTAAATATTGCTTTAATATTCATCTTTTCAAATATTTGATTAGCATTAAATGCTTTAATTGGAACATCTTTACCTGATGCTTGGTCTAAATATCCTGCTGCTTTTACTATTGGTTTACTACCAAATATTTTCTGTTGAGTTTCAGTTAGTAATTTACTTCCTTGTGTTCTTAACCAGTTATATGCAGCAGCATTATTTATTAAATCTTCTGTAACTACTTTTGGTGACAATGTTCCATCAGCATTCTTAACTAAATATAATTCTGCAAATGATAATTGGTCTCCTGCTAATCCTAAGAATTTAACTCTACTGTAAGCATCTTTACTTGCTAATACTGTTGTATCTTTAACACCTCTGTTTATTCTTACAGATATATCTAAATAGAATTTCCCATCTTTTTGATTAAACCAACCACCTAAATAATGTTCTTCTCTTCTAAGTAAATCTTGATTTTCTAGTATATAAGTTTTAAGTTGTTCTTTTGATATAACAGAGTCTCCACTTCTAACTAAATTTCTTGTTTTATATGGAGAAACATACAATCCTGGAACTTTACTCCAGGTATCAGGTTCAAGTAAGTCCATACTAAAACCTTCTTTATAATTTGCTGTTATATATTCGTAAGCATCATCTACTAAGTTATCTATGTTGGCATTAAAAGCTGCTTTACTTCCACGCATAGTTATTTTTGTTTTAAGTATTTTTTCTATAGTAGATTTACCTACATCAAATGATGGTTCATTAGTGTACATACCATCTTTAATTTTTGTTCTTACAGTATTTTGAAATTTTATAAGTATATCTTTTAAATTAATTTCTCTGTTATTAATTCCCAATAAATCTTCTATACCTTTTTTAGTAACACCTTCTTTACCTAAATATTCAACTACTTCATCAACCAATAATTTAACATCTTTAGGTGTATATCCTGTATCTAAAACATTAGCTAACACTTCTGTAAATAATTTTCTGTCAGCTAATTGTCCATTGTATATAATTTCATTCTTTACAAAATTAGCTACATAAGTACCAACTTTAGAGTCATCAAATCCTAATCTTCCTTGTGCAATTTTATCTGATGCTCCATAAACAAGACTTTCTGCTTCTTGTATGTCTGTAGTAAATTTAATGCTATCTACATTTCTTCCAGTATTAGATAAATAATTTACAGATTTTTGTCCTTGGTCTGTAAAGATAGTTGCTATAAAGTTAGTTACACCTTTGTAAGTATTTTGAGTTACTTTAGGTTTAATATATTTACTTAATACTTCATCATATTCAGCAAGAGTATGGTCAGCTCTTTTAATTTCTTTTTTGACTGATTCTAATACTTTTTTATTTAAGCTAATTGGTATATCAGGGTCTAAGTGTGCTTTAAGCATTTGCTCTAATCCATCTCTAGTTGCGAATACTGTTACTGCTTCTATAAAATGATTATAAAATTGTTTTATTACTGGTATACGAATTAATGAACCTTCTCCTTGTGCAGTAGCTGCAAACATAGAATCTAATAAGTTCCTGTATTTTCCATAAGTATTTTTTGTTTTTTGTGCTACAGATAATGATGCTTCTGTTACTTTATAAGATGGATAAGGTATTTCAGTAGGTAATATATCTTTGTTATCTGCTGCTATTTTTTTTAATATTGTATTTGCTTTTTCACTTATTTCTGCAGTCAATGATTCAATATTTCTTAGGTTATAGTTTTTGACTGTACCTGATGCTATAATGTCTAATATTTCAGGCTTACCTCCTGTATAGCTATCTAATGATTTAAAGTAATGTTGAGCTAGTCTTACAAAATCTTCTTTAGATTTAATAGTTGCTGCAATTTGATTTCTTGTTGCAGGTCCTCTTCTTTGAACTAACTGATTAAACTCATCAACAATTTTGGCTAATGCAGGAGTAGATTGTATTTTATCTGCTACCTGTTCAGCAGACATTCCTTGTTTTTTCATAGCTGCTATAGCTACTGCCATATCATCATCTATGTACTTGTACAAGAAATAAACATAAGCATCTTCCCATTGATTACTTAACTTAGTAATTCCAACATGATGCGTACCAGTTATATATCTATCATCAAAAAATCTAACATCTGTAGCAAACAACTTACCAATTTCTTGTGTTCCATATTGTTGAGTATCTGGAGACAGTATACCTAATGCTTTTCTCACACTTGGTGGCAATACTTTATCTAATGATTTTATTTCTTTAGATGTTCTATAAGGTCCTGTTAATAGTGTATCAGGTGCAACACCAAATATTTTAGCTAACATACCATCAGGGTCATTTAGCATTAACTGAAAATAACCAACTGGATTATCAATTAAATTTCTTAAACCAAACAATTTTTGTTTAATAGTTCCATCTATAGCTAGTTTTAATGGATAGTTAGCTCTTAATAAAAGCATCTTAGGATATGATAAGTTTTTCATTATTCCAAATGTAAAATTGTCTAGTTTATCAAATGCTATTTCAGGGTATTTAAACAATGCTGTTGGGTCTGGAAAATCTGTTTTTATATCTCCTATAAGTTTATTTAAGTCTGAACCTTCTTCCCAAAAATTTATTTCTATACCTTCATCTGCAGCTTTTCTAACAATTTCAAATACATCTTCCATACCTTCTTTGTTTAAAAACTTTGCTCTTAATCTTCTTTTTTGCGAAGTAGCTTTAATCATTTGAATAATGTCAGGACCTTGTATGGTGTATTCTTTTAATTGAGATAACAGTTCTACTGATTGTCTATGTAAGTTTATAATATCTGATTCGCTTACAACATCTGTAAACATTTTTTCTGTTAATATATCAACATCTTCTACTCCATAAAAATCAGGATTTCTACTTGGAGACATAGGTTTTGCAACATTATCATTAAAGCCATACTTTTCATATTTCAAAAAGTATTGATTTAAAAAGTTTTCAATTTCTTTATTACTCATTCCATATAAGTTTTTAAGTTGTAATCCTACTTCTCCTCTAATTAATTTATTGTTAAATATTTCTATAGCTTCTAATCTATTACCTTCTTTTAATGCGTTATAAAACTCTGTTGTTAATTCATTTAATCTTGCTTCAGGAACTTTTCCTAAATAACCCCATCTTGTAAAATAAGTTACAGACTCTTGTACATTATCTAATGTTGGTGCATCTAAGTTTGGTAGTTTTATATCTCTAGCTAATAATTGGTCTCTAACACCACCACCTCTTTTTAATGTAGAAACTATGTCATTATCTACAGGTTTATCTTTAATAGCTTCTAATAAATTTTCATTTAAAGTTTTAGATTGTAAGTATTTATTTTTACCTGTACCAATAAATGTTCCTCCATAAAACAAATCTGTAATATATCCATTCTCAATACCATCTTCAAATATCTTTATGATGTCATTTGCATTAGTATCTGCAGCTTGTATTTTAAATGCAAAGTCAGGATGCAAACCTTGATTAATTAATTGAACTGCTATTGGTTTGTCATTTTCTTTAGCTAACACCAATATGTCTGCCATGTTTTGGAAGACTTCAGAATTTTCATCATATATTTGTCTAAGTGTTTTACCTTCATCTAATTCTTTTTTAATTTTTTGTGGAAAGCTAGTTAACACTTCATCAATATTATTACCTGCCCTTTTGGCTAATCCTGAACCAGGTAATATATAATTTAATAAATCTAAATACACATATTTAGCAACATTAACTGTTCCTGCAATAAATCCTGCCATGCTATATTCTTTTTTGTAATTTAAACTTTGTACAGCATTATCTCTATCTATTTGTGCTTGTCCAATAAGGTCGTAATATTGTGTACTAGATATTTCTCCTGTAGCTAATAATTTTTCTGCTTCTTCTTCTAATTGAGAATATGAACTATCAATAATTTCTAATACTGCATTGGCAGGTCCATAACTAGAACTAAGGTTACCTGTTAAACCAAAAGCAATACCATCTCCTAGAGTAGTAGGAATAGCATTATCAAAATAAGCTCTACTAACATCTGTAATACTGTCAAATCCTGAATACTCTGTCCAAAATGCACCATCTTGTTTTTGTTCAGGGTCTAAAATGTCATCCCATGCTTTTAACTGAAGACTTGCTTTTTCTGCAAAATTTAATTCTCTTCCTTCTTCTTTTTCTTTTGCTTCAATATATTCAGCAGTTAAATCAGCAGTTAATTCTAATGCTTTATCTAAATATGTTTGTTGCATTAATGGTTGACCATTTTTATCAGTTAAACCTCTAGCTATTAAAAATTGTTTAGCTGTTGTTGATGGGTCGTAATTATAGTTACCATTTTTATAATCTTGTCTATCAGGTTGTCCTTGAAGCCATCTATAAGAAGCTATTGCTCTTGCTTTTATACTTGGTATAAAAGGTATATCTTGTCCTTTTAAATCTTCATATCCTGCTATTTCAATAACATCTTCTAGTCTTTTACCTTCTGAAGATAATTGATTTTCTAATTCAGCTAAATATTCTGTTGACCATTCTCTACCTATAGAATCTGCTCTTTGTATAACTGATTCAAAAAATATTCTTGAACCATTAAAAAAATATGAAAGTATTTTATCTGCAATATTACCCACACCTGTGGTGGCAGGTTTTATACCTTCGTATAACGCACCAAATACATTACCTGTAAGTTTTTGTACAATAGATTGGTTGTAATTGTAATGTTTTTTAACTTGATTATTAACATCAGAACTTCTATTAAATTCGTTTCTAACTGAAGGATTATTTGTTTGTTGATGCAAAGCAATATATTGTTGGTCAGTCAATCCCATATCTGCTGCTGCAGCAATAAAACTTGGGTCTTCGTTAGGAGTAAGTGATTCTAATTGTTCGTATTTATTAGCTAGAGTAAGAGCTTCTGTGCCCATCTCTGCTTCTGCCTGGTCTAGTCTTTTAAGGTACTCTTGTTCCTTTTTATAATTCTTATACCAGTTGTCTCCCCAATCTGTCCATAATGACATTACTTAAACCTTCGTTTTATTCTATATCCATAATTGTTTTGGATTATTTCCTTTATAATGTCTAAATTAATATCGTTTGGTAAATCTACAATTTCTTGTTTTTGTGTATCAGCTAATCCTGATTCATCAATTCTCTCTGTAGGTTTAGCAAATATATCTTCAGGTTTATATTGTGGCATACCACCTGTAGCCATAACTTCTGCAGGTGTAACAATAGGATTACCTACTGCATCTATTTGCTCTTCTTGTGCTTTATATCCACCAAATTCACCAGAACCTGGAATTGGTTTTAAGGCAACATCTTGAAATGCACCATCTACTTTTGGCTTTCTACCACCTGGCATCTTTATCATCCTCATCTGGATTTTCTATTTCAAATCCCATACTTATACTAAACCATACACCTGGTAAAGATGTTGGTAAAATAAATGCACCTAATGGAACATCTCCTTGTACAAATAAGTCTCTAAATATAGTTGGACTTTCATCTATTTCAGGAATATCCCAATCTTCTGCATTAATTATATTAAAAAATTTAGTATTGTTATCTGAAAAATTATAAGCCAAGTGGACCTCCTGGTGGCAATCCTGGACCTGCTGCTAATTGTTCAGGTGGTAATCCTCCTGATAATTGTGCAAGTACAGATGCTATATCTGGTTCTGCTTGTGGAACTGGTGCACCTGCACCTGTCAAAGCAGCTTCCTCTGGAGTCATTTGAGGTTCTTCTGGTGTGTAAAACTTATCTAATATAGCAGTCATATTCTGTGGATTTTTTCTTATCTCTATTGCTGCCATAGTTGCTTTAGGATTACCCTGTGCAGCTTGTTGCATTAATGATTCAAATAATACATTCTCTGCTTTTTCTGCATTAATCCTGTTGTCTATTTGAGATATGTTATCTAAACCATCCATATTCTCTTGTAATGTTTGCTTATCAATAATTCCTTGTTGATATAATTGCAAACCAGTTATAACTTTTTGTGGCTCATCAAATCCTGCCATAACTCCATATACCCTTCTTGTTTGATATACTTCTGCTATATCTGTTGCAGGGTCATAAGTTTCTTTAAATGCAGTTCCATTTCTAAAACCTACTAATGGTTTTCTTGTGCCACCATACATAACTTCATCCCACTCTAAGCGTTTGGAATCTAGTTCTTCTAACGCATCTTTAATTACAGTTTGATATTCTCTTACATGAAGAGATGCAGATTGTCCTAGTTCTTCTAGTCCTCTACCTGTAACAAATGCGTTAGGACTTTGACCATCATCAGATACAGGGTAAGCTGAACCTAATCTCAAATGGCGTTCAAGTCTATCTATCTGTTGGAACAACTGATAAGGTAAATTATTAGTTGGTTTGCTAATTTGAGACCCAGGGGTCAAGTAATTAACAGCGAATCTACCTTTCTTATATTGTCCAGATTCTATCTCCCCAATGATGTTGGTTTCTGTAAACACAGCATCTTCCATTGCAATGACAGATAGAACATTGATTTTTGCCATATTAGCCATAAGTCCAATCACATGATGGAACTGGCTTTGCATTTGGTCAAAACTAAATTTCTTAGCTACGACAAATCGTGGTCCTGATTTTAATGGGTTAGGAATAAAATCTAAAATAACTTTATTCTCTGGTAAAAATATGTAAGTACCCTCTGAATCATAATATTCTGCTACAACTTTACCTGTGCCATCTTGGTTAGCCCAAGTCTTGTCATAACTTGACATATATGCCATAGTGTTGTATTCAGAATCTACTTCATCTAATAGTAAAGTTTTATATTTTGGATATTGTTGAGCTAATGTTTTATGAGGAACTCTATAGACAATAGCTAACTCTTCTGGTTGTTGTTCTGGACCAAAGTGTCCTGGGTAACAATGATATGGGTCTCTTAGTTCTGCTACTGGATATATCTCACCATTAGCACATCTTTTTTCTTTTAGTACCCATACAGCAAAACCATAACCTGGTAGCCATCTACCTACTTGTGGTAATTGCTTATAAAGTTTTTGGTGTTCATCATAGCTATGTACAATTCTCTCTAACTTCTCTGCTTTTTTAGTAGCTCTCTCTGAATCTTTATCATTAAAGATATCTACTTTTAAATCTGGTGCTCTACCTAATTTTTGTGCAAATCTCTCTAGTGCAGATACTAATAAGTTTGGTGCAGGTAATTGTTTGTAATCCATATCACGCATACTCTTACCAAGTAATGCTTTTAATCCATCAGCACCACCATTCATAATTGCTCTGATGTTTTCTTTATCACCTACATAGTCAGAATGTAATTGTCGTAGTTCGTAAACCCTACTGTAGAGTTCATCTGCTGTCTTAACCATTTATCTCCAAGTATCTAAATCTATATCCATTGTTTCATAGCCACTAAAACTAGGACTATAATCCATACCCATTGTAGCAAGTCTTTCCTTTTGTAAACGCCTTATCGTTTTCATAGGAAACCAACTAGCCATAACTATATCAGACTTTGTACCTACAGTTCTACTCTTATTCTGTGCAGAACTAAAATACACTAACTGACTTGTATATAAGTTTACCTTCTCTTGTGCTTCAAAGCTACGATAAGGTAAATTAATTAGTTTCTGCTCAAACAATGGTCGCATAGCAGTAACACCATAAATTGGGTCGTGCTTGTTACTATATGTTTGAGTACCCTCTAAAAATATACCATGCTTACCTGCAAACTCACGAATTGATTGGTCTTGTCTAATTGCTCTCTGAAAACCATTCTCTTCAATAACCCAATGTGCTAATCCATATTTTGTATACCATTTTTTAATAATCTCTAGTGCTTGTGGAATACCTCCACCTAAACTGTTTTCCATATCTATCATGTACAATTTGTCATCACCTTGATGATAACCCCATAGGAAACACGCTTGATATCCTGTAGATGCAGGGTCTAGTCCTGCAATAAGTCGTACATTGTTTGGTATATGTCCTATGTCTCTTTTTTGGTCTCTACATTCCTCTATCTCTACTCTATCAAATAATGCAAGTCCATCAGGCATAGCTACATTCAAATAAACCATTTCATAGATTGCTCTACCACCTGTAGTTTCTGCTGCCCTTTTTCTGTCCATTAACCATTTGTAAGTTCTCTTATCACCCCACAACATACATTTTTGATGTTGTTCTTCATCCCAGTCAGGTAGGTTACATCCTGTGTCATGTGCTTCTTCTACGATTGTTTTCCAAGATTCGTTTTCTAAAAGATGTGAATATAAATCATCATAATGTTGTCGTGAACCAATAACGACCATAGCAGTATGTTCCTCTTTACGACTGCCTAATGTTGTTGTCCACCAGTTTCTTGTGTTCTCTCTTGATGCAGGTTGCATTGTAGAACTGTGGTCTTCAATGTCATCAGCAATAATAATATCGCAGTCTCTGGAGAGTATCTTACCACCTCTACCAATACCTACCATTGTAGGAGATTTAATACCTGTTACTGTTCGTGTACCTACAGTAAAACCATTTTGAGACCATGCTTTACCACTTCTGTTTTGTGGTTTAAATTTTGGTCCAGGTCCACATATCTCTTCTATTAATAATTCATTATTTTCTAATTGGTCAATAACAGAGCTAACTGCATTCTTTGCAATGTCTTCGTTACCACCTACCCATAAAATTCTGATGTTAGGGTTTTTGCATATAAGCCATACAACAAAGTGAATTAATAAGTCTGTCTTACCATGTCGTGGTGGACTTAATATCATTTGTTGGTCTCCACCATCTATGGCTTCCATAATTGAGTTTATCCATTTTTCGTGGAAGTCTGCTGTCTGATACGCAGCACCTGTTTCTGTTTGAAAATATCTATCTCTAAAATCTGAAAACTCTGTTAGTGCAACTTCTGCAACTTGTGGTAGTTCCCAGTTTTCTTGTTGTGATTCATTTTCTAAATCTTCTAAATACGCATTATATGCCATAGATACAGAAGCTACAGATGTTTCTAATATCTTTGCTACTTCTGACCTAGTAATCTTTTTAGCCATAATGTCTTTGCCAAGACCTGACTCAACTAAATCTGTATAAACTTTACCACGCCTACTTTGTACATTTGTCTGACTAGGTATATTAAGGACATCATCCTCTTGACTCCATTCAATACCTTTTTTCTTTGCCCTTTTCTTTTGTTGTGCAATTCTGTTATGACATCTATCGCTACAATATTTTGACCTACCTTTAGGTAAAGGTCTATGGCAACCTCCTGCATAACATAATCTATTTGGCATAATTTCTACACTCTTTGTTCTTGCACTTCATATCGTTCTTGACTTCCAAGACAACGCCACATGAAGGACATTTAATACTAATATTCAAACTAAGTCTTTTTTATTTTTTTGACTTTGCCATTAACTGTTCTGGCATACTTATGTGTTTTTGTTTCTCTAATAAGAGTTCCATAATGTCTCTTATCACCCCACATCCAACTAACTTGTTTTGCCATAATTACCACATTTTACAAGACCAGTATCTAGCTGTAGTCTTGTCCTTTGCTGTATCACATTTATGTCTAGCTCTAAATGATTTTCTAGCTTCTGGGTTATCTTTTCTGATTTCCATATTTGGGTCTCCAAACATAACCTTTTTAACTTTGTCTCCATCCTTCACATAGACTTTAAATTTTTTACGACCATACCCAGGTTCACCTTTACTAATCCTAGAAGGTTTATCTAAAGTTACTTTTTTACCTTGGTACTCTGCCATAATTATTTTTTCTTTTTTTTCTTAGTTGCTTTTTTCTTAGTAGCTTTCTTCATCCCTGTTGGGTAACCAATACCTTTTGGCATTACTTTTTTTTCCTTCCTGCCTTACTCATTGCAATGGCAATCGCTTGTTTTTGTGGGTAACCTTCTTCCATAAGTTTCTTTATGTTAGCTGCTACAACATCTTTTGATTTACCACTTTGTAAAGGC